ATGTACCCAATACGCTTCAAGAATCTTTAGATAAATCCGCGTTTCCTCATGGGTATAATACAGAGTTTTGTTGGAATCTTTCGTTAAGAAGCGGCGGCATTGCCTCAACTTTAAATGTTAATGGGCAAGGGGCCATAGCAGCGGATATTTTAGCGGTTAAGTTACTAGAGGCTGCAATGGCTGGCGCAGGTAGCTTAACGGCAACCGCAGAATTGATTGTGCAAATGTTTGCAGACTTATTGGGTTCTGGAGAGGTAAGTAATGCTGATGTAAAAGCATTCTTACTTATGGTAGCGAATATAATTGGTACAGGGGGTGCGTTGGCTACCCCCAAGGGATTGGCGGCATTAGTGGCTGCTATAGAAGGTGATGGTACTCTTGCAGGGTCAACAATATCTGGTTTTGCAGAAATGATAGCGGATATTGTTGTAACGGGTACGGCTTTGAGTACCGCAAACGTTGGAGCCGCCGTTTGGAGTTCCATAGCAGCGGTTAATAATGTTGCTGGAACGATGGGTGAAAAGCTTAATGATGCTGGTGCCGCTGGTGACCCGTGGGGGACTATACTTCCTGGGTCTTATCCTGCAAGCTCAGCAGGTCAGATTTTAGCTACGCGCCTTTCAGAAGATTCTTATGTTGAGCCAGATAACGTTAAGATTGAGGAGGTCTGGAGATTAGCAGGTCTTGATTCTGCAAGTCCTATGACTGTTACCCCTACATCCAGAACTACTAGCGGTATAACTCTCACAATTTCTGGTGACGGGACTACAATCACTACTGTAATTCGAGAATAGGAATGAGTACGCTATCTATAGCAACAGAGGGATATATTCCTTTATTACCTTTGGCTGTAGCAACTTCTGGTTATCTAGATTCGGGCATTCCGGAAGAAGAAACAAAAAGCGGGTGGTATAGGCTCCAGCTTGTTCGCCAGCAAATGCAAAAAGCCGAAGCAGATAGGAATGAGCGTTACGCTGCATATCATGCTCTTGCTTATAAATTAAAAGTTAAATACGAAGAAAACGTAGTTTCTCCACAAGCTGTAGAAGAGGTTGTTGAAAAGCAACCTGTCAAAAAGAAAAGAAAAGCAAAAAAAGAAATTTTCTTAGTGGAAGAGAAGAAGGCCCCTCTTGTTTATGACTTTGGCACTCTCCCTGATATAAAAGAATTTGCATCAAAGTTTAATTCTTTAGAGGCACTTTCGTTCATTCCTCAACGTAATGAAGATGATTTTTATTTAAGAGGTATAATTGAAGAGGTTGCTTCAGCTAGAATAGAAATGTTGTTGTATCAGCAACGTTACGAAGCCTTGGTAAAAAGAGAAAGAGAATTGGTAGAGGAGGAGGATGAAGCTATAATGATGATGCTTACCATGAATTTAGTTTAAGGAGAAAAAAATTGACAAAGTTATACAGTGATATATTATCAAATCTACAAGACGAACTTGTAAAAATACAAGAGTCTTATAGTTCTCCGAAGGCCCAAGACTACGCAGAATATGTGGAAAGGGTTGGAAGAGAATGGGGATTAAAAACAGCAGTGGAATTAGTTCAAGCTGCGTATAAAAAGTGGGTGAATGATGGTGGAGAAGACTTGGACTGATAGTCCAGAGCTTCAGGAGTATTTTCCTGATGTCTCAATTGATATTGAACCAGTAGCAGATTTAGTCTGTTTTCAAGTCAAAATGCCGAAAAGACGAGTAGGCAGTATAATCGTTTCAGCAGAAGGTCAAGAGTTCGACAGGTGGAATACTATGATAGCAAAAGTTATCAAAGTAGGACCCGTTGCATTTAAAGATGCTGATACTCTGAAAGAGTGGCCAGAAGGTCCGTGGGCTGAAGTGGGTGACTACGTGGTTATACCTAAATATGGCGCAGTAAAGTTCGGCAAGAGTTTTAAAGACAAGCATGGCAATTTGGATAAATGTTTATTTGCCTTCTTAAGAGCAAAAGACATTCGGGCTAAAATTACGGGGAATCCTTTAGAAGTTGAGGAGTATGTATAATGGGGACCAGAGATGATGACGATATTGATGACGACAAAGAGCTCGAAGAAGATGAGTTAGATGAGTCGGAAGAAGGCAAAGAAGAAGATGCTGAGGAATCCGATGAGAGTGATGATGAGAAAGATTCTGAAAGTGAAGAAGAGTCTGATGAGGACAAAGAAGAAGTAGAGGCTAAACGCTCTAGTAGGGCGCAGCAGAGAAGAGAGAGAAAAGAATACCGTAAGCAAAAAGAACGTGAAGCTTATGAGAAAATTGCTCTTTTGGAAAACCAGCTTAAGAAAACCAATGAGTATATTCAGGAATTTGCTGGTAAGATTTCTGAACGAATTGATTCCCGTGATTTGAACGAGATTGATACTCGTCTTGCTGTTGCTAATCAGCGATATCAGGAAGCATCCAAATATATCGAGATGAGTCCAAGCCAACTTCAAAAAGCTTATGAGACTGGCGACGCTGAAGTTATTGGCACAACCTTTGCCAATATGGAAAAGGCTCGTGACATTAAGATGCAGGCTGCGGCAGATTACAATGCCCTAAAGGCACTTAGAGACAAGATTCATGTTGGTAAGACTGAAGAGCGTGAAGAATCTATGCAGGCGCAGCCGAGTGTAGATGCCACAAAGGAAAGTCGCTTACGCAGCGAATGGATAAGCAAGAACTCCTGGTTTGACACAAAGGCTTCTGATAGAGATTCTAAAGTGGCTTTACAGATAAATGCAGAAGTTGTGGCAGAAGGATACAAACCTGATACCCCGGCTTTCTGGAATGAGCTTTCTAGGCGTGTAAAAGAAGAGTTGCCGCATAAATACAAGTCTCCTGCAAAGAAACCTCCTCACCAAATGGTTGGTGGTAAAGAAGCAAGTGTGTCTCAAAAGTCTGGCGTAGAGCCTAAAATCCCGCCAGAGTTTAGAAAAATCTTGAATGAAACGTATGGACATGATAAAAATAACCCAGAACGTAAAAAAGCTGTGTCTTATTATCTGTCTCAATTGAAATCGGAGAAAAGATAATGAGTGACGAACGCTTAAAGAACGTACAACAAAAAGACAAATCCCAAAAGACAGCCGATGATAGGCCGTCGCGGGTCTCTGAAATAAGTGAAGATGAATTTGAGAATCTTCTTAGAGCTTCAGATGTTAGTGGGATTCTTCCAGTCCCTCCAAAAAAAGCCGGGTGGCATAGAATCTGGCTGTCGGAGACAGCGCAACAAATCCCCATCGCTCGATACGAAAGACTAGGCTATACCAGAGTGTCACCAAGTGACGTTGATGGTTTCGGTCAGGAGTTCCTCAAATCGCCTTCTGGCGTTGAAGAGGTAAGGTGCAATGAAATGATATTGTATGAAATCCCTGAAGACCGTTACCAGAAAATAATGAACAGGTTTCATTATGAAATGCCTCTGGAATTACAGGGAGAACCCGTTGCAGGCGCTAAAGAGGCGCTTAGGGACCCTAAAACCGGACAGTCTTTATTCCGTAATGAGTTTGATGATGATGCGATTGGAGAGACCCGAAGAAGGGTGGGCAATCCTAAATTTGAATAGGATGCCTTTAATCAACAAATTTTTTGAAGGAAGACTCCAATGTCAGCGACATTACAGCCCTTCGGTCTGTTTCCAATTAGACACGTATCTGGAACCAGGCCAATGCAGGAAGCTCTAACCGATGGCGTAGTATCAGGTGCAACAGCCGACATACTCTCTTATCAACCAGTTAAACTTAGCACCAACGGTGTTTTGCAGCCAGCAGCAGCGGGGGATGACTTCCTCGGCGTGTTTCTCGGTTGCGAGTATACAACTAATGACCAACAGCGCATTCAGTCACCAGCGTTTATCTCTGGTACTACTTATGTTGCTGGTAGCATGGTAGCATACTATACCCGTGACCAGGGCATCATCTACCAGATTCAGGCAGATGGTTCTGTGGCTCAAACAGCAATTGGTGGTCAGGCAAACATCTCTAACGCAACTTCGGGCTCAACAACTCTTGGTTATAGCCAATGCACTATGAACAGCACCATCACTGGCGCTTCAAATACTGCACAGCTCCGTATCCTTGATTTGTATCCAGGTGTGAACAATGCGTGGGGCGATGCTTATACTATTGTTGAAGTGCAGATTGCTACCCAGCAGTACACTGCAAATAAAGCTGCAATCTAAAGAATTACATAAGGAGATACGACAATGACAGTACCTATGAATTCGATGCAGTTTAAACAGATTACTGCACCGATACTTAACGTAGCTTTCGATGGTTTATACGACCAAAGGAAAGACGAATACAAAAAAATCTTCACAGTTGAAAAATCAAAGTATGACCGCAGATACCAAGAAGAACCAGTTCTTTTCGGTTTCGGCGCAGCGCCTGAGATTCCAGACGGTGAACCAGTTGACTACACACAAGGTGGTACGCTTTTCACAAAGCGTTACGTTTTCAAAAGATATGGTTATGGCTTTGCTCTGACTGTTACTCTTGTTGAAGACGGTGACCATATTGCAATAGGCACAACCTATTCCAAGCACCTTGCGCAGTCGATGATTGAAACTGACGAAATCAACGCAGCAAACATCCTAAACCGCGCTTTCACAAGTGGTTATGTAGGTGGCGATGGCGTTACTCTTATCAACTCAGCGCATCCAATGAGAATTGGTACATATAGCAACATCCTGAGTTCCGCTGCGGCTTTGTCGCAGACTTCTCTGGAAGCTATTGTTACTCAAATCATGGCTGCTGTGGATGATACAGGCAAGAAAATCAGGTTGCGTCCTGACAAACTGGTGGTTTCCACCCAGAATGCTTTGACTGCAACTGTGCTTCTGCGCTCTGTACTCCGCGCTGGAACTGCAAACAATGACATCAACCCTATCAATTCGATGGCGATGTTTGGCGAAGACCCAGTAGTTCTCTCACGTCTTACCTCAGCAACAGCTTGGTTTGTAGGAACCGATGCGCCTGATGGCCTTAAGTTCATTACTCGTACTGAGCTTAAGAAAGGTATGGAAGGTGACTTTGATACTGATTCTATGCGCTACAAGTCAACAAAGAGATACGATGTTGGTTGGACTAACGCTCGCGCTATTTACGGCTCGGCAGGTGCTTAATTAATCGAGGGGGTGTAACAACCCCCTTGATTTAACTAATGGAGATATAAATGACTCATTTTTCTGATACGATTAGGAATGGTGCCGCTGGCATTGCTCCTGATACAAGGCAGACTCCAGGCACCTTAAGTGGCGCTCCTGGTGTCGGCACAACTCCTGTATATGTATATACCGTTGTTCCTAATACAGCATCTACCAGTGCCATCGTAACCACTATCAGCTCTGCTGGTGGCGCTCTTACTTTGACTGCTGGTGCAGGCGTTACTACATCTTCAATCACTATCAGCACTGGTACTCAGACTGTTCTTGATTTAGGCGTATCTCGCGCTGTAACGATTAGCGGCGTAACTGGCGTAACTGTAACTAACTTTACCATTAATGGTTACGACCATTATCAGGTACCAATGTCTCAGACTCTTTCTGGACCAAACGGCTTTACCACTGTAACCACCACCAAGACATTCAGATATATCTCTTCTGTAACTGCGGCAGGTGCTACAGGTTCAGGTATTACTGTTGGTACAGCAGATGTATTCGGCTTTAGACACCGTGTAGATAACTTTGGCGAAGTGTTACTTAACTGGGGCAATACAGGTATAACTGCTTCTACAGGTTTTGTAGCCGCAGTAGCAACCGACCCTGCAACAGCAACTACTGGCGACATTAGGGGAACCTACGCGCCAACAAGTGCAGCAGATGGTGTAAAGAAGCTTACGGTATGGATTGCTTCAACAAGCAGAGACACTGTAACTCAGTGCTACGGCGTTGCGCAATACTATCCATAATAAAAACTAGGTGGGGTGAAGAATGGGTGGAGATGTAACTATTGATTTACGAGGCAAATTTGTCGCCATAGGCTCACCCGCTTATGGCGACTCTTTTTCTTCTGAGTATGTGAGAAGCTTACTTGAAACGCAGATGGCTCTTGTTAAGCATGGTGTTGAAGTAGCGTTCATTACAGCAAGCGATGCTCTTGTTACAAGAGCTAGAAATGCTGTTGTTTCTGTGTTTATGGATATTCCAAACGCAACGCATCTATGGTTCATGGATGCTGATATGGGGTGGAGCGCAGAGGCTATTTTGCGTATGCTGGCTTCTGGCCATGATGTTATTGGCATTGCAGGTAAGCGTAAGATTGCAACGCCGTCCTATTGTGTGAACGTAGAAGCGCCTTTCGCTATGAAAGATAACTTTGGCAACATCACCGTGAACGATATCGGCACTGGCTGTATGCTTATTAGCAAGAATGCCATAACCAAAGTAATGGAGCAATTTCCAGAGACTTACAACGATGCTGCATTAGGCCGCACTATTCATAATGTATTTGAAACCCATGTAGATGATAACAATTTCTTCTGGTCCGAAGATTATGGTTTTTGTCGCAAATGGAGAGCGACTGGTGGCGAGGTGTGGTGCGACCCTACACAAAGTTTAGACCACGTTGGCAGGAGTGTCTGGAAGGGTAAGTTTGAAGACTTTATGGATGGAAAGCCGGAGGCATAATATGTGGGTGATGATTTCAACAGACAATAAGACTGTATGCCAACAAACGCTAAATAACCTTGAGCCTATCAATAAAGGAATGCTGATAGTGAATGGCGGTTTGGATGATTATGTAGGCTTAGATGTCCCAAAGGGTTGGGATGCTCTAAGGCTCACCGAGATGAAGGGTATAAACGAAATACTGAATCAAATATTAAAGCTTTTCCCTGAAGAGGAATTTTACGGCATCATTCCAGATAATTGCGTTATTGAGGCTGTAGGATGGGAAGAAAAACTAAGGGTTATATCTAGGGGGCGATATGTCGTGGGGTGTGATGACGGTAACACTGATTCTTTTCCTTTTTCGGGTTTAAGATTTTGGCCTGGAGACCTCATACGAAAAGTGGGTTGGTGGGGTCTCCCCGGCTCTTTTGCAACTGGTTTTGAGTGGGCATGGACGAAAATAGCATGGGATATGGTTTTATGGGAAAGAGCACCTCAAGTTAAAGTAACTTATTTGCCACGTAACGAAAGCGTTTATGATGCTGAGATTAAAAAACATGAAGAGGCTGATAAACTAAACTTTGATATTTGGAGAAAAACCAAGTATTATAAAACATTCCGCACCCTTATGTTTGGTGGAGACAAGTGGGTTGGTAGAACTAATTTTCCGATGGGGGACGACAATGGCAAAGAAACTGGGCAAACTTCCACAGCACAAGAAGATGGCGATATCAGGCAAGCCTTATAAAAAAGGCGGCATGGTTAAAGACACCGATGGCGATGGAATGAAAAAAGGCGGAATGGTGAAGAAAAAAGGCTGCAAGTAATATGCAGCTTTTCAACAATATAGACAATGAGCGCGACGTTATCGTGCTTGGTCTTCTACAGACTAGGCAAGGTATACAATGGCGACTTCCGGTACTGTTGGGCAAACAGTAATATCAGTAGCGACTCTTATTGACCACTCGCTAAGGCGAGCAGGGATTCCTGCTGCCAAAGTCACAACTGATATTCAGCGCGCTGCCAGAGAGAATCTTTTTTTCTATCTTTGCACAATGGCAAACGCCGGGATTAATATTTGGACAATTGAGAAAACTATTACCGGATATGTTTCTGGTAAACAAGTCTATCAAATGCCTGTCGGTACTATAGAAATACTTAATGCTCTGTATCGCACAGTAACACTCCCTCAAGATGGTACGGCTTATTCAAGTGCAGGTGGCACCGCTGCCAATGCTTTTGACCAAGATATTGAGACAGCTTGTACCCAAACAAGTATTAATGGCTATATCTCCTATCAATGGACTACAGCGGTATCTGTTACTAGCGTTGGCATTATGTCTAATGTGGAGAGGGATTATACACTTGTATGGGAAGCAAGTGATGATGGTATTACGTGGGTTGAGATTTTAAGTTCAGAAGCGCAAACCTACCCCGATAGAGATTGGGTTTACTTTGATATAAACGCATCTCGCAGTATGTCTTATTTCCGTGTTCGTGAAACTGGTGGCGCCATCCTTAATGTACGCGAAGTGGTATTTGGTCAGAATCCCTATACTATCCCTATGGCGCGTATGAATATGGATGATTATACTAACCTGGTTAACACCACGTTCCAGCAGAGGCAGATTACTCAATACTGGTTCAGACGTGAGTTAGCACAGCCAACAATCAATTTGTGGCCTGTTCCCAATTATAATTTTGACCAGATGGTATTTTGGCGCACAAGACAAATACAGGATGTGGGTGCGCTTACTGATGAGATTGAAATGCCGCAGCGTTGGTTTGAAGCCTTAGTGTGCGAAATTGCTTTGCGTATGGTTATGGAAATACCCGATGCAGATTTAAACAGAATCCCTATCCTTCAAGGCATGGCTGAAAAAGCATCCTTGGCAGCTAATGATGAAGAGCGTGATAAATCACCTATCAACCTAACTCCCAACATAGGACCGTACACAGTCAGATGAGTGGATTTTCAACAGGTAGGATAGCAATTGCGGTATGCGACAGATGCAACTTAAAGATGTCGTATCAGAAGCTGCGTGCTGATGGCGACCAGCCAGGACTTCGTGTATGTAAAGATTGTCGGGATAACAAAGACCCATATAAACTCCCACAGCGTCCAATGGATACTTATTTGCTGCGATTCCCAAGACCGGATACAACCATTACCGTTAATCCTGCTGACCCGCCTTTTGGGGGCATTGTATATGCTTATGCCTTCCAAGATGACGCTTTCCAAGATGGAGCGTTTCAGATATGACAATGTGGAGCGATTTCTTTATGGCGGGGGGCAGTGGCAACGTAATTACTCCCGGCACACCCGTTGTTGTAGATGCGGGAAGGGCTGGATTTTTCCCATGTGTTGAAGTTATTTCTTCTTCGCAAGCAATAATTTTTTATGTGTCGCAAGCGGGTGGAACGTCAACATTTAAAGCTAATGTTGTAAGTATAGCTGGGACAACATGTACCGTTAATGCCGCAACAACTGTAGAATCAAGCGTTGGTTCGGCTCCAGGAAACTATACAAGTATTGCTAAATTATCGTCCACAAAATTTGTTGTAGGCTACAATACGGCCAAAGCTATGATTTTAGATGTTAGTGGTACGACAATTACTGCTAATTCTGCAATTAGCATTACTAATGCAACTGACTATGTAGCTGTAGGAAATTTAACATCTACCGGAGTTTTGGCTGTATATAAAGGTACTGGCCCAAATTATATTGCTGGACGTGTTTTAACAGCTAGCGGCTCAACTTTAACTGAAAATTCAGAAACGGTAATTGATACTGCAAACTCTGGGTCCCAACCTTCTATTGGTGCTGCGATATCAACGACTCAATATGTAAGTCAGTATTCAAATAGTTCATTGAAAAAAGCTGTAATTCTTGATGTTGTTGGTACAACGATTACTGCTAATACAGCAGTTACAATTACAAATGCTGGACTCAACGCATATGATTCAGCAATCGATGTAAATAACTCAACCAAGTTTACAACTGTTTATTATAAGGCTCCCGGTGCGGCCACAAGGCTTGGGGCTATTTCTGGCACTTCAATAACTTTTGGCAGTGAAACGGTGCTAGATGCTAGCGGCATAAATCCAGTCGCTTACACTGCGCTTACTACAGATGCAGGTGTCGGTCTTTATGGTAATTCAACTGGCTCAGGTGAGTCAGTGGTTATCAATTCAACTACTCCAATTAGCACTGGGGCTGTTGTTCAGTATGATGCAGGGGCAATAAGCTATACATCGATTAAGCGACTTTCAGATAACCTCGCACTCGCCTTTTACGTTGACCAAGGTAATTCAAGTCAATTAACCGTTTGCGCTTTGGGGATTAGCTAATGGCTTATATTTTTACATACAACAATTTAGTTACTTTGCTGGAGACTTATCTTGAGCGCACAGACCCAGCTCTGGTTGATTATATACCAACATTCATTCTTTTGGCTCAAGTGCGTATCGGTAGAGAGATTAAGCAGCTTGGCACTAGACAGGTTGTGAACTCTACATTTAGTGGAGGAACTTCTGTTATAGCGAAACCTAACGATTGGCGGGAAACCATCAATATTAACTATGGCACTGGAACCAGCAGCAATACACGTAATAACTTGCTACCACGTAGCTATGAGTATTGCCGGGATTATTGGCCTGACCCTACACAGACTACCAGTAACGTAGAGTTCTACGCAGATTACAATTACGAACATTGGCTGATATGTCCCACCCCAGACAGTTCGTATCCTGTAGAAGTTATGTATTACGCAACTCCAAAGCCGATAGACATAACAACGCAAACAAACTGGCTTACACAGTATGCGCCAGATTTATTGCTTTACGCCTGTCTTTTAGAGTCCGCTCCCTTTCTTAAAGTGGACGAGCGTATTCAAGTTTGGACGGGTTTATATGATAGAGCATTGGCCGCTATTAACGGAGAAGCGCAGGCAAGGGTAGAAGATGGCGCTACTTCAAGAGAAGGAGATAAATAATGGGTAGTTATACAAACACGTTTGGAGGTTCAACAGTTCAGCCAGCGGATGTATCTTATCGTGCGATAACACTTGCAGCAAACACTACTCTTTCTTGGCCTGACTCCAACGAGAATACAACTGACGTTGCAACTCGCATTATGGCTGTGTCAGCATCGAGTGGTAGCCTTACACTCAGGATGCCACCCGCCAATCAGGTTAGTACTGGTAGGGACGCATTAATTCGTAATACAGGCGCAACTACTTTTACAGTTGCAGATAATGATGGGAACACTATCGTTACTGTTGCTGCAAGCCAAGTGTACTATATCTATATTACAGGCAATACCACCACGGCTGGAACATGGGCTAATGTCCAATTTGGTACAGGGACAAGCTCTGCTGACGCCGCATCTCTTGCGGGTTCTGGGCTTGTAGTTCTTGGCTCCACTCTTAATCAAAGCACGAACGTTTCTAGTAAAAATGCGAATTATACAATTTTATCTGGTGATAGAGCTTCAACGTTTGTAAATACAGGCGGCACCATTACGTTTGCCTTAACTGCTGCTGCTACTCTTGGCAGCAACTGGTTCTGTCATGTGAAGAACAGAGGTTCTGGGACGCTGACGATTAACCCTGATGGTGCAGAAACGATTGATGGTGACTCAACGCTGGCGCTTAACTCCAACGAGTCTTGCATTATTATTTGCGATGGTGCGACATTTTATACCGTTGGGTACGGAAGGACACTGGCGCAAACTGCTTTTACCAGACTTGTTTATCCAATAACTACTTCAACCAACACTCTAACTTCAGCAGAGGCTGGTAATGTGGTTCAAGAGTATACTGGTACCCTAACAGGAAATACTGCTGTAGTGGTCCCAACGACTGTTGCGCGTTACTATGCTTATAATAATACCACTTCAGGTGGTTACGCCCTTACTATAAAAACAGCATCTGGTACAGGTGTTACAGTAGACCCAGGCACCCGCAAGATTGTTTATTGCGATGGTACAAACGTTGTAAATGCGCAAGATGGCGGCATAGGAACTGTAACTCAGGTATCAACTGGTTCTGGCCTAACTGGAGGTCCTATAACAACCTCCGGTACAATATCCATTGCTACAACCGCTGTTTCGTCTGGAACTTATATTCAGGCAAATATTTCAGTTGGAACTGATGGCCGCCTTACTTATGCAAGTAATGGTGTAGTAACAGAGAACGCGCAAACTACAAGTTATACACTCGTTCTCTCGGACGCTTTCAAATATGTGAGTGAGAACAGTACGGTAGCCACGCTTATCACCGTTCCTACTAACTCAAGCGTAACTTTCCCTGTAGGAACCTTTATTGGCCTTCTTTCAAGAAGCTCTACTGCTGACGTAAGCGTTACAAGTGCAGGCGGTGTAAGTTTATATTCAGAAGGAAGTAAATATAAGTTGTTTGGGCAATATGCTACCGCAGGTCTTTTGAAGACGGGAACTAACGAATGGATTCTGGGAGGCAATAGAAAAGCGTAATGGACAAAATCTATCCGCTTAGATTTGCTTCGGGTATCAAAAGAGATAATACCGTCTTTGATGGTGATGCTTGTCCTGATGGAAGCTGGGTTCGTTGGGTTGCTGGCAGGCCGCGTAAAATACTTGGATATAGAAATATCGCTAACGATTTTTCTGGTATTGCAAGTGGATGTCATGGGTTTTCTCAAAACGGATATCTTTATGTTCATGCTGGAAGTCCCAGTGCATTAGAGCGAAAGCAATTCGATAACAACGCGGCGGGAGCTGGTATCGTTTCCAGAACCCCTTCCGGCTATGCTTCAGACGAAACAAATCTTTGGACATTTGATGATATATTTGACGAGGGAAGTAGCGGAACCGTCCTTGTAGCCCATGCAGCTCCCAACTTGGTTAATATTGACCAGAATACAGATATGCCTGTGTATTATGGAGACGTTATAGGAACAGCGCAATTAACAGCTATACCGGATTTAGAAGTTAGCGGGGGTATTGTTGCGCTACCTCCGTATCTCTTCGCTTATGGTAGCTACGGAGAGGTGAAGTGGTCTGTCCCTGGTGAGATAACGAATTTCACAGGCGAAGGCTCTGGCGGGGATAGAATCACAGGCTCTAAGATTGTTAAAGGTTTGCGTTATAGAGGCGGTCCTGCAAACTCTCCTGCTGGATTGTTTTGGTCATTAGATAGTCTCATTCGCGTATCTTTTGTAGGAGGAGCTAATACATTTAGGGCCGATACTATTAGTGATGAAATATCTATTTTAGCGCAAAACAGCGTTGTTCCTTATGATGGTAAGTATTTCTGGATTGGCGCAGATAGATTCATGATGTTTGACGGAACGGTTAGAGAAATTCCAAATACATTTAATCTCGATTTCTTTTTTGGAAATTTGAATTATGCCCAGAGTCAGAAAATATGGGGTATTAAAGTTCCGCGTTTTGGTGAGATATGGTGGTTCTTTCCGAAGGGAGAAAGCCTAGAATGCAATCATGTTATCATTCTCAATGTGCGTGAAGAAACCTGGTATGATACAGCACTAGACCGTTCATGTGGTTTTTATAGGCAGGTATTTCCTTTCCCAGTAATGTTTGGAACTGAACTGGACGGCTCAGACAAAGTTATTCTTTGGCAGCACGAATACGGTTACGACAAAATTAGCGGTGATTCTGTAGTAGCCATTCCTTCATATTTTGAAACTCCCGATATTTCCTATTGCGCAACAGGCCCAGGAGATACATGGAGTGGCGTTGAGAGATGGGTTAGTATGAATAGGCTAGAGCCTGATTTTGTTATGTCAGGCGAAATGACCGTTCAGCTTGTTGGTAATAAATATGCACAGGGCAATGTTCAAGAGGGGACCATCCAAACTTTTGACGATTCGACTGAAAAGATAAGCTTTAAAGAACAGTATAGAGAAATGAGATTACGGTTTACCAGCAACGCTGCGGGTGGATACTATCAATTAGGGCAAACACT